CCGATTGAGCTTCACTTAACGCGATAAGCATTCACACTGAGTATCAATACTTTACGAGATTTAACGAGTAAAATATAAAGTAAAAAACGCCCGAAAAACCCCGTAAATATGATAAAAACTGATAGACTTTGCAAGTAATATGCAAGCTAATAGGAGATAGAATTATGAAGGTTTACGTTGAAGACAAGACATATAAGGTGTATTTCTCCATCACTCATAAGTGTAAGAGATTCTATATATACACAGGATTGCAATCGACAGAGAAGTTTGATGGTATGGTATTTCCTCGTTCAGACAAGTCTGCAAAGGCAAAAACTAAGCGACTGGCAGAGCTATATTCAAACGTGGAAGACTATATACTGCTGCACAAGGGTGAGGACGTTCCGATGCTAAAAAGCCATCTGAAAGAGATTATAAAGGGTGGCAAGGTAGCTGAGAAGAATTTCCTCGACTATATGCAGATGTGTGCGGATTCCAAGAATTTGAAAGCTGGCACGAAGAGAGTATATGATGTGACTATCATCAGAATTAGAAATTTTGATGCTAAGTGTACATTTGATACCATCACTAGAGACTGGCTCGATAAGTTTGTGAAGCATGAATATGAAAGAGGACGGATGCCTAACGGAGTTCATATTGACTTGAGAAATATCAAGGCAACATTCAATTGGGCAATTGACAACGAGATAACGACCCTATTCCCATTCCGTAAGTACGTACTTCCACATGAGGAAACAAGAAAGCGTTGTTTATCTCTAGAACAGATGAGACAGTTGCGTGATGCAGAGTTCCACACTAACCCTCAACGTGAATCAAGGGATTTGTTCATGCTAGGTTTCTATTTGATTGGTATCAATATATCAGACCTTCTAGATTTGAAGCCAACAGACCTTCGTGGTGGCAGAATATGCTACAAGCGCAACAAGACAGGACGATTGTATGATATAAAGGTAGAACCAGAGGCGTTGGAGATTATCAAGCGATACAAAGGTAAGAAATACCTTTTAAAGTATAAGGACAGCAGTAAGTTCAACCTCAAACACTTTGAGAGCAATTTGAATTTCAGACTTAAAAGGTTAGGTAAATTCAGAGAATATAGTAAAGAACCGATGTTCCCCTATCTTTCCACCTACTATAATCGCCATACGTGGGCAACGCTAGCAAGCGAGATTGATATACCGATGGAAGTTATAGGCAGGGCATTAGGTCATGCGATGTGGGATAATGCGGTAACATCAACCTATATCAAGTATGATACAAAGAAGATTGATGAAGCCAACCGCAAGGTTATTGATTACCTTAACAAAGATTTGGAAGATACAGATTTATAATCATTACAATTAAAAGGGCAAATAAAAAATGGAGGCTACAAACCTCCCTTTCTTGCTATTTATCCGATAGAATAGTTTCTATCTTCTTACGATAGTCAACAGAGCCGTCAATGAATGCGTGCATGAACAGACTACTATCGCTTATTGGTACGCTGATAGGCTCGTTGATGAAGTCCTTTGTGACTTCCGAGTTATTCACCAATGCAGAAACAAGTCGTTTCTTTTCGTAATTGAAACCTTGTGTAAATCCTGCGGCGAATGGTGTAAGCGAGTGAAAGAATGGTATTGGTTCTTCACTCAGTTTTTGCAGTCTCTGTTTCAGAGTCAGTTCCTTTGTCTTTTCCATCATTATTCTTCTTTTCAATTTCTTTCTTCATTTTATGCAAGCGTTCAACTTCTTGCTCGTAGAGGTTGTCAATCGCATCAGAATACTTTAGGTATTGTGTAAGGCTCTTCTTTCGCTGCATAAACTCAGCCTTATTCTTGTACTTCATACCTTGTAATGCGGTCAGTCTGTGACGCTGCATTTCAAGTTGCAGCTCATCGCAAAACCACACCATATTCTGAACAGCTTTTTTCTCATTACTCTGTATTTTCTTCGAGAGGTTAATAAGAGCTTTGTATCTTCTGTTCTCCACGCTTATTATCAGTTTGAATATTCCCCAACTGAATGCGAATGCAATCCAAACTAATACAACATTCCAACTGCCAATACAAGCGTTGGATATTGCAAACGTAACACCCAATAACATTTCGGCATAGTAAATATCGAACCATCCGAAACACTTCTTAATCATTTTCTTCATGTTTTTTGTTTGATAAATTATTGTTGAGACGAATATAGAAATCCTCATCACTTTCTCCATTCTGCTTAAAGCTAAGATTGTTCTCTTCGATAAAGTCGAGGATAATCCAAATACTCTTTTTCCCGAGGTTTCTAATCTTATCCAAATCAGACTTACCATGGAATTTGCGGAGTAAATCGCCTACGGTATATACGTCGCACCATCTGAACATATTCAGAATACGAACAGGAAAGCCACAGTCGTTTACATCTTTACCAAGTATTAATGGTGGAAGTATTGTTCCACCGATAGGAGTATCGCCTTTTGCACGTCTGTATTCATCATAACTAGCTTGTGTTGCTTTTAGTTTCTTCTTTAAACCATCAATCACGATTCTCAAATCTTGATTTGTAGCAATCTCGGCAATGGCGGCATTCTCGTTGTACGTCAGCTTATTGTACGTCTTCTCTACAATCTGTCTGATTCTAGTTGCTGATACGCCATACTTGAGTGACAACTCATCATAGGTCATTCCGTTAATTATGTCCTTTAGCAACTTAGATTCACGATAGCTGAGTTTTGGAGTGATGTCAAGATACGACATAGCGTTAATAACGCCAAAAAGCATACCAACAGCGTTGGCAGCCAGTCTGCCGTTTGCGGTCGCTCTGTTTCTCAACTCGGTAAGTTCAACGTTTATTGCACGCTTATGCGCCTCAACTTCTTTGAGCTTATCATCTATCATCTTTTCGTTGGCTGCAAGCATCTTGTACTTCTCGGCGTATTTCTCAACGTCCTCGCTGTTTACATACAAGATACCATGTTCTCCAACGCAACTACCAATGAGACCTTGCTCGATGTAGTTACTGACTGTCTGTCTAGATAACCCTAGTATCTCGGCAGCTTTGTTTCTTGTGATTCTAGCCATATTACTAACTCTTTTATTATTCCAGATTTGAATCTGCCATACGCTTACTTCATTAAAACATCAAATACCCCTGCATCAAGAAGCAGAAGTGAAAAACCAGTCCAATATATTAGACGAAACCAAAAACTAGAACTACGACAACCGCACAAGTCAATGTAAATCAATATAAAAATAAGAACTGCATCTTCTTCCATATATCAATTTCTTAAAATGTGAACACTAACAGCCTTGTTTACTGCATTAGGCTGTGATTCGTTAAAACTCTTGATAAAGTTACGTTCCATTTCGTCAGGAAACATAGCTTTTTTCGGTTTCGGCATTGATAGTGTGCCTACTACTTTATTCCCCCCCGTGAACGTAATTACGCACTTACGAGTGATTCTTCCTTCTCCAAACATATTATTCTGTTTTATATTTAATTATTTAACGTTCAAACTAATTGCAAGTACTTCTCAGAATATTTTATTCTTTGCTCGACAAAAAGTTTCCAATTGATTTCTTCATTACTTAACTTAATTTGTAATCATCTTCCCTATATTTAATGATTTATAATTAATATTGTTCCTTATAAAAAGGTTATATGAAACAGGCAATAGACCTCTGAGGAAGTGGTTCTCCCCCTTACCCCCATCATTCATTGAAACGATGAGAGCTTGGAAGGAATATTCCACTCGAAGTTACATGAACCCAGTATAATGAGCCCCTTCGGTCGGGTCAGTTGCCAAATCGTACAGCACTTAACCTAAGCAGCTTTCGGGGTACGCCCCGCCCTGCCCGCCTTCTGCCTTCAGTTCCTGCGGTGTCACCATGCACCTCTTGTGACGTGGGTTTTAAGTCTGTGTAGCCGAGTGTATTTAGCCGACAAGCCACCAAGACTACTTGCTTACTCTCGAAAAAGAATAGGGAAAGTGAAAACCCTATCCTTTGTTCGTGTAACGCTCCGAACTCCGGATAGGGTTTCGTATAGGGAAGTGAACAATCACTCAATTATACTTAATATGTCCGCTGTTTAGTGCGTTACTCCTAACAATCGCTGCAAAAGTACATAAATTCCTGCAAACCACCAAATTAGCTGATTTTTCATTAACTCGCTTTATTGTGGATAAATATGGATAACCTATATTTAATAGGCTTTACGGGGATTTACGACTTTAACCTTTCTAAGTTTAATTAACACGAAAAATGCCCCACACCACCAAAAATGATGATGCAGGGTATAAGAGAAATGCGATAGGAAAGCCCCACCATTGAGCATCAACGGCAGGGCTGAAATAGAAATATGAATTCCAATAATTGCTTTGCAAAGATAAGCAAAATATCTGAGAACTCAAAGAGATAGTGAAAATTTCTTCTGTAAGCGGTTAAAATAGTCTGTTGGTATGATTTATCGGTGCGATAGTTTTTGCGTCATATTCTACAAAATAGGCTGACCCAAACGAATGAGCCAGCCAAATTCTACTTACCCTTGAATATACAGATTGCACCATATACAGCAAGGATAATGATTAAGTACAAAAACATGATGTTATATATGTTGGTGAATAATTATCTTGATGGAAAATAATCATAATGCACCACTTCATCATCTTTATATCCTGCATAATATAATCTCCGTGTTCCTAATTTTGAATTTATTTCTCTTGGAACATAATAATATTCACGTGTTTCATAACGACCAGACTTGTAGCTTATTTGTCTTTGGAATATATAATCGTTTAAGACTATATATTTTTCATCAAAACTACCAAAATAAGCATTCAGACCACCTGGTGTAGTCCAATAATCGCCAGCGAAGGATGTTATTGGCACTTTTTTTTTGTTGAGACTAAAATACAAACCATAAGCATTGTATGCCTTGCCTGTGTCCTTACCAAACACTTTACCTCTAATCGCTAATTGGTCTTCGACAGGTTTGTAAAGCACCAAAGAATCTGTTCTTCTAGAATATTCATTCTTTACGATAAGAGTATCATTTCTTAGCGTTCCCTTTCCTCTTCCAAGCATACATTCCCATAGATTATATAATACATATCCGTCAGAAGTCACACTAAAAAACATATCATCGTTTCCGTTTTCCCATACTCCTTCGTAATCCGCCAAAGTCGTTTTTTTATCTTGCGGATTGCCTGGTACTTCATCTTCACGGCTATCACTACTGCAAGCCACCATAGAGAAAGCTGCAATCATAATTGCCATAAACATTAAAACCTTTTTCATTTGTAGTGACTTAACCGTGGTGTCGAGGGCTGAATATCTTTTTGTTTTCTTTCCGTTTATGTATTCTTCTTGCCACACCTCATTATAATCTGATATATCGTCTGAATAGTAACAGATTATGGTTACTTGCGCAAGACCCGCATCTAATGATGCTGATTCTTTATAACGAATGTTCCCAGAGCCAATATCTAACGAATACTTCTTAGCCATTTTGACAGCTTCTCTATAGTTGTCTGCTCCATCGAACTCTACACTTTCGTAATCGTCTTCCACGCTACCTTTTACGTGCTGTTTAAGAGCTATCTCGTATTTGGGATATACTGTCTTTCCATAGATATTTTTCATATCTTATACCTTATCCGTGTTGGTGAGGGCTGAAATTTATTGTAGTATTAGAAAATTTCCTCTACTTCAAACTCTACGCTACTCTCCCAGTCGTATGAATCAATATTATCTATATCGTCTGAGGTAAGATAATAATAGGCAGTTATTCTCCATCCATCTATCTCTATAGGTTCACCAGCATACTCATCCTTGCCGAGATGTGAAGGATTTTCGAAGGATGGATACATAAGTCTGCTAGTTGGTTCTTTATCGGTTTCCATTGCTTCATTAACGATTTCAGAGCCGAACGCCACAAATAAGCTTGTGATTTACTTAATCTACTCATAAAATAGACTTGACCGTGATGTCGAGGGCTGAATTTTTGTTATGGGTATTGTATGGCTAGAAATGCCAATGTTGAAGTAAGACTTGTGTATCAGACGAAACCGTCATTTTTGCGAAATCTGGTATTGTGTTACAGATTCCGTTTAATTCCGCTTTATTCATCAATTCCTGCGCATCCTCTTTTGTATCAAACAAAGCTGCATCAGTTCTTGATGAAACATAATGCAAATCACTACCTAAGAATGCAACAATCATGTGTCTGCTATTATAGATAGTTACGTAATACACATTTCTTCTGTCGATTATTTCTTCTGTAGAGTTTTGTAATTTCATATTTTTCCGCTTATCCGTGATGCGATAGGGCTATATATTTATATTATTTTCAAAAGATAACGCAATATGCGTCATTATATTGTGTGTAGGGCAGAAATTTTAATCTTTATTTCTGCCCATGGCGCAATCGAACAATGTGCCGATTAGCCAAATTGCTATTAAGAATGCCATAACTTAAACCTCCTCTGTATTATTGTTGTTGTTATTCAGCTCCTTGTAATACTGCTGAATCTCCTCATCAGTCATACCCTTTTCTCGCATTACACGATAGTTGGCAGAACCACGTCTAAAATAAACCTGACTGCCATAGACTGAGCGTAGATTGTAATACGCACTTCTTACTAGTTCTTTGGTTAACACCTTGCCAGTTGAAGAATAAACACCCATCTGCTGCAACATCATAGCTGCATCCGCAAAGTTAGGTGTAGTCAATTCCGTGAAGTCATTGGTACACTTCTTAACCACATTCCATATAGCTTTGTTGCAAGGTTTCTCAGCAGCCTCTTTCTTGCGCTTTTCCGATGCTGCCTTCTGTGCATTTGATAAATCGCATTTTCTAGGTCTGCCTAATTTCTTAACGACCTTACCAGACTTTGAGATAAATTCTCCGTCTTGTGCCAACTTCTGCTTGCGTACTTCCAATGCGCTCTGTGTTCGCTCCTGTATGAGTTCACGCTCCATCTGTGCCGAGAATGAAAAAGCGAACAACAACATTTCGTCAATCGCTTTCAGATGGCTGCAATCAAGGTCAATGCCCATCTGCACAATTACCAAGCGCACGCCACGTGGTTTCAGTTCGTCATTAACAAACTTGTTGATGTCGCTCATAGAACGACCGATACGGCTGACCTCTGACACGATAAGTATATCACCCTTATCAAGCATCGGTAACACTACCTTACCAAGGTTTCTATCCTTATAAGATACCTTACCAGATACTCCTTCCTCCTTCACTTCGTGAGTAGCTTTCAGATTGTGACAATTCAACCATTCGTTGATTGTTCTTTCCTGCTGCTCCAATGTCTGCTTTTCAGTAGAGACACGACTGTATATTATTACTTTCTGCTTTGGCTCATCATCATCGGTCATGTTTGCCTTTGCGTTGCAGCTTTTGTCTGAACGGCAAAGGTAGTGACCTTCTGCCATCATGCAGTAAGGGCAATCCTTACAGCCGATGTTCACGATGTCGTATTTTACAGATGCGCCACCTTCATTCTTGATTTCTGTTGTCTTCATTTCTCCTATCTCCTATCCTATCTTTGTTAGCAAATCATACTCTTTTTGGTTATAGCAAGATGCAAGATAATCGTGATTGGTTATTAAATCATACGCAAATTCTATCTGTATATCGGTTAATGTTGCAGATACAACATAAACGTCAAACCGAACATGATTCTGATTTACATCATAGACAACTCCCATACACTGCAAATATTTAATGAGTACTTTGCTTGCAGTTGTAATGAAATACACTTTCTTCATTTCTCCTATCTCCTATCCTATCTCTTATTACTTAAAACGTTACTTTCTGTTATTTATTATCCACGATAATAGAATGATACATGAAAATCGCTGCTTTTACGCTCTCGGTCATTCTCAATCACCCCAAACATATAAGTATCAATCACGTAATCTACATCATTGTTCTTGTCATGTTCAATTCTCTTCACCCATTCCTCAACAACATCAGGACACCAAGCATCGCCAAGGAATCTAACCAACAATTTGTTATCGGTTTCCTGTCGTACCAATACTGGCTCGTTGCCGACAAATCCAACCTTTTCTGTATTATCTTTGTTCCAAGAATAATGTCCATCATTGAACAAATCTTCTAACAACTCGTCAATGCCAAGGTCTTTTTCGTTGATAGGGCAATGAGCCGCCTTATCAATACCATCGTCTGCCCACTGTTCCAATGCTATATGAATATCTTCAGGAACTCGGATAATGTCGCTTGTGTTTTCTCCCCACCATTCCTTCTGATAAACAAAGAAACGACCAATATTACCATTTGGGCATAACTTTGCACGGATAGACTTGAATATATCCTCAGTCTTCTTGTAATAGAAACGTCTGGTAGATGGATTTCTGTAGTTAGTCAGATACACCCAACATCTAGTTTCTTCCTTTGAAATATCGCCAAGAATGTTTCTGAAACTACAACTATCACTACCAAAAACACCTTTGAGGATAGTTCTCTTCAATACTCGCTCCTCTTCTTTTGTAAGTTTGGATAAGCAATCTTCAATCTCTTTAGTCCACATGATATAATCTCCTATAATTAGTTTGTACGTTCAATTGTTTCAATGTACTGAATAGAGCTACAATCAATATATTTACGTGTAAACACTACTGTACTTCCACTTCCAATCATAAGTGTTCTGTTCTTTGTATTGCAATTGAAAGATGTTTCAATACCAATACCATTGAAGTCGAAACTTATTTTTGCTCCACCTACCAAGTTGATACTTCCTCTAAGACCTTTGTCCTCGGCTTCGCCTAATATCACATTCACATGACCTGCATCCATATTCTCCTATAATTAATTGTTAAACACCTTCTCTCACAAAAATACGCATGATAGTATCACTATCAATGTAATCTCTGTTTCCGTTCTCGGAAAGTATAGTTATCAAATGCTTTTTTTCGTTATAAAGAACATCGGCAGTAAAATCAAATAGCTTTGATTTACTAAAGTTTGCATGAGTTAGCTGCCCATTAGAGAGTGAAATACCTGCAATGCAACCGCACTCCTTTGCATCATCTAAGATGTCTTTGATAATCTTAATATCCATAGTCTTATTACTTTTAATTGTTATATTTGTGAGTTTTATTTTCTGACCGCTACATATTACTTCTTACCGAAGTTGAAGATTTTAACGAACTGATAGAATTGTTTCTTGTCGCAAAGGTGGAAGAGGTCTTCCATAATATACTCCTTGCATTCCTTCGTGCCTTCCCTGTAGGTCTCCTGTATCAGTGCTGCTGTCTCGTTGCCGCATTCAAGCCAAAGCAAGAAGATGGCTCCTAAACTCTCATAATTGTTGTTCCTATCATAGAACTTCTTCTGCTGCTCGTAAGTCTTATTCTTTCTCATGATAGCTTTTATTAACCTTCTACTTTAATAATTCCACGTCTTACCAATGCTTTTACGAAGTCTTCTAGACTTAACTCAGACTTATCACCACCACACATAGAATAGTTCCAATTGATTTTGAGCGGCATATCTGTATGGTATCTAGTAACGCTTTTGCGCTTATTGATACTTCTATCATACTCCCAATTCAATGCAACCTCAATTATTCCGTGACCATTTGTATGGATGAAAAATGCGCCACGTGAACGTTTTTCTTCAAGTCGGCATTTATAGTTTTCCAAGAAACGTAATTTATCCATCGTTTCCTGTTGCCAATTGTCAGCTTTATCATTTTCAGATTGCTGCTCATCTTTAATCAGCTCATCATCAATAGCATTCTTCTTTGATTCTGCTATCATTAACTTTTCCAATTCGTTCATATCTTTACCCTTTCTTTTAATTGTTAGAAACTCCGATAAAATTAGCGGTTCTTTCCAAGTCGATGAAGCCGTCAGTCCATCCGCATTTGCAAAGTTCTTCCGCTGCTTGTCTTAATGTAATCTCACCGCTCACGTATTTATCGTGTAGCGATTCAGTAATCGTTTTGATTCTCATATATTAACCATTTCTTTTATTAAATTACACCGATGTTATTAATCGGTTCTTCAATACTCGCTACCAATGCAGCATTATTATTCTCTGTAGTAAGGTTATCAACATCTAAGTAAATAACCTCTGGTAATGAAGTCTGTTTCATATTGTTTTAGTACTCGTTAATCCAATGCCCTGACACAATATCATATTTATCATCTTCGATACTGCTATCTAGACAACCTTTCTGAATAGTGTTCATAGGGTACACTTCTATTATGTGATACTCAGTGCATCCTACCAAAATACTACCATCAGACAATCTTTGCTTACTACTACCGCCAACAAAGCTCTCCTTTAATGTAGCTTTGTAACCGCCATTCTTTTTAACCTTGCTTTCCAATACAGCATTTTCCAATGCGCTTTCACGAAAATACTCATCAATGTAAATCTTAGCATCTGTAGGACTTTCAAAGACTTGCATTACTGCATTCTGACAAGATATTATTACTTTCTTTCCGTCTACATCTCCTTTGATGTAGTTTGTGATGTTTACGATATATACTTCCATTTCTGTTTCTTTATTAATTGATTTACTTTTGTTATTTCACTAATTTCTTTGCTCCGTGGAGGTGGCAATGGTAGCGTATGTACTACTTTGCCAACACCACATAAGCAATCGCCTACAACCACATTTAACGGCTTGTTTGCTGCAATATCCAACCGCATATTGTTCGGTGGAATATCCAAGCATACCGGAACACCGATAGAGATAGCCACAACCTTTGCGGTTGATGCCGTTTCTTTGCACTCTGAGACGTTTTCATTTGCAGGTGGTGTAATTGTCCGCTCGGTGCATTTCTCGCTCGCTTGATGCTCATTTGGCACGCTATCCAATGTATCATCAGGTACGGCTGCAATCTCTTCATTGCTTGATACCAATGATTTCTTTTGCGCATCCTTAAATAGCTTTTCCAATTTAACTCCATCCTTAAAGAAGAAAGCGCATCCACGATAGGAATTACTCTTTGTTCGCTTTTCATCGGGCATAAACTCTTTGCAGAATCCCGACAATGTAAACAGTTCTCCACAGAATATAATCTTATTGTTTCCTGCTGCAATAACCTCTGTGCCATCAATGAAGGTTAATTTATCGCCTACATTTACACCGATAGCATCAAAGCTAAACTTATTGCTAGGCTTATCCAATGATACTACCTTTGCAGGTTTATTCGTTTGCTCTGTTTTATCCTCTGTAGCGCACTCTTTTTCCTCAGTTGTAACATTTATCCACCTTTGCAGGGATAACGTCTTCTGAAGGCTCATTTGTGCGCTCATTTGCACGCTCTTCCAATACGTCTATATCAAATGGTACGTATCTAGTATCTACTGAATAGCCTCTATCCTCATATACGGCTGGCATAAGCAAATAGATGTTACCAAGACTATTTGTTGCAACTGCTGCATGAGAAGAAGACATACCGAGATATAAGGTATCAACACTATCGAAAGCAACAATAGACTTAATCATAAATGATACATCATCAATGGTATGCTGCAATTTGTTTTCGATAGCCAATTCACGCTTGCAATCATCATAAGATAAGGTAATCTTACTTTCTCCAGATAAGCCGTGCAAACTAATAGTATTTGCACCATCTTTCTTTGCAACCTTACAGAATTTCTTTATCTCATTCCAAGCGTTTTTATCAAAGTGCAAAGCGAGTTCATTTGATACCTTTGGAAAAAAACTCTTCCAATTTGGGTATCTGCCAATGTAGCCGATATTAGAAGTAATACCCTCAAACTCTAATTTGTTGCATTCCTTACCATTTACACTTTCCTTTGTGGCTGTAACATTATAGATTTCTCCTTTCTTCATTTTCTTGCACATCAAAGCAAATTTCTTTGGGCTGATATAGAAGTTTGATAAATCTCCCGAATGTTCCAATACCTTTGTAGGAAAAGAAAGTAATTTGTGCCCATCGCTTGCAACCAAACAATTGTTAGCTGCATCCAATATGATATAGTTCATAACAGGGCGCAACTCATCATCGGTAATAAATTTGCAAAGCTCGCTCATTCCTTTGCTTACTTCAAAGGTAGCCTTTCCCAATAATTCGCCCGATTCTTCAAATACAAATTGTTTTGCATTTCTGCCAACACTCGCTAGCTTTTCAAAGACTGAAACAAAATAGAAGATATTCTTCAAAGGAAAACTGCAAGTATATGTACCAACACTAACAGTTATTTTTTTCGTCTTCATTTTGCTCATTGCTAAAATTGAACTCCTTATTTAACATATTAGCAATCTCGCTTGCAGTATATGAGCCGTAATCGGCTACCTTTGCCATTTTCTCCCATACTGCAAAGGCTATCTCATACAACTTGTTTAAGATAACCAAATTCATTTCTTTGTCACTCATATTAGTTACTATTAAATATACATATCCAATTCCTTTTCCAATTCTTCTTTGTTGCAATCAGGAAACCAACTGCAAATGGTATCAATTGCCCACATATAGGAATTTGCTCCATCATCAAACAATATCCAAAACATTTCAGCGTATTTGCTAAAATTACGATTAATATTGTGCTCTTTGTACCATTTAATGGTACGTTCATATTCGGCTACCAATTCATTTTTGGTAAGCATTCTAATTTCTTCTGTAGTCATAATCCAATTGTTAAAAGTTACACTTCGTAAAATTGCCCATAATATTTTCCCCAAGCTACCAAAGACAATCGCACACCACCATTTTCAATCGGTGATACGCTTATCTTTTCACGCTTGATACGTTTCAGACGTTTATCAAACTTGCAATAAAAGCGAATAAATCTATCTTTTAACTCACTTTCTTTTTGCTCGCTTATATGTTCCAAGTGAAGGCTATTATATTCAGCCTCTAGCCAACTCTTAATATTTTCTACATTTGCATTTTCTATCATATCCACTTTATTTAAAATCTAAATTTCTTCAATAATCAATATTCCAGATACTTTGCCTGAGTTCATAAACTCATTAAAACTATCCAATATACGCTTATCATTAGTTACATTTTCTCCAATAACCAAAGGGCTATTAGTTATTGTTTCTACAACTGAAAACAGACTATCAATTGCTATTTTCTTGTTTAATGCTTTCAAGTCCTTTTTTGAACTGATAAATAAACGATGCTTTTTCATTTTCTTTTCTCCTATCTTTATTTGTGCCGTGCCAAATCTCGCTTTTGGAGGTAGTCTCTAACTACTCACGGCTATAGTAACTTTTAAGCAATATATTCAATTAATTTCTTTTTGTAATATGATGTAAAAGCACCATCCAAATACTTTTTGTCTTTTGTGTCTATATACTTTAATATCCGTTTTGCCTCATCCCTGTAAATGCTATCTTTGTGCGGATGATGGTAGTCTATAATATCACTTATTAAAGATGTTAGTCGAAAATCTCCAACACTCTCTGTATATTTTCCATATCCATAAGGGTATTTGTGGCAACTATCCAAATATCTTATAATAACAAATTTCTTCAAAGCTATCTTATTCATATCTTTCTATTTTTAGCCGTTTATTTACTTTATATAGCCCTATATTTTCCCACTTGATAAAGTGTACCAAAGGGAAAATATAAGGGCACACACCCTATATTATTTAACCCTCAAATTTGGAGATAGTACTAGTTATTTCGCTAACAACTTGCAGCAGACTATCCAAATATAAGGTATCATAAACCAAAGTATTTTTGAATGTAAAATGCAGTTCAAATTCTTCATCATCGTGCCAAACATCGAAATGTATTAAGCCTTTGTCACACTCGCAAAAGTTATTATCATATTCATGCACGCCATTATAGGTTATTTCTTCGCTAACTACATTTGCAGTAATACCCAAAGCACGAAGTATTATAGCTAATTTCTTTAAATTTTTCATATTGCTAATTATTTAATGTTACTTATTCTGTGGTGCAAACTGAATCGAACAGTCTAGAGATACCGGCTATCTTTGCACCTATCCAATATGTTTTATGATATTGTCTTTTTGCCGTAATATCGCAAATTAAGCATTTCCTTTTGGCTAGTAAGTTTGCAGCCACACAATTTGTTATTTGTGCTGTAGTCTGCACCAAGCGCACGCAAACGGCTGCTAGTTGTAGCCGTATTAAAACCACCATCGGAAAAATACACCTTGCCACGTACTTTTGCATATATATATGTATCATACAAGCGTACAAATACATTTGCACCCTTAACAATTACTTCTGTATTACTTTCTCTGTAGTTAACTTTATTATTTATAGCGTTAACCATTCTTTGCTCTATCTTTCTCATTTTATTTGCGTTTTAAAAGGTTATTTACTCTTTTACGTATTTGTTCCAATTGCGCCCTACAATAATGCCTAATACGTAACTAATGATGCTAAAAACAAAAGGTATTGTTATATCCATATCCAATTAATCTTTAATGTTACAAATTTCCAGAGTTAATGATGTAGTATCTAAAGATGTTAGCCTATCAACCTTTGCAGTAACTTTCAATACTACCATATTACTAGAATTTTCAAGCACACAGAAAGAGTTTATAAATCCTTTGTGTACCATTTGAGTATGCTTTTCAAGAAGGCTACCTAAGCTAATATTTGCTTTTTTAGCCTCAACTTCAAAAGTGAATGCATCATTAAAGAACATTATATGGCGATAATTCGTACTTATCCATTTTGTATTTGTGTTCATATTCTTATATTATTTGTACCTTTGCACCCACATAAGCGAGTGCAAAGGTTATTGTTATTACTTGTTTACTATCTCATTAATTTTGTTTGCCGTATCAATCAAAGAATAAGATTGTCCGACAAAGCCGCCGCCGTACCAATTAGCACGATAAACATGAAAGCCCAAATCATTTGCACGCTTTTTGGCAATTGCATACAATTGGCTTTGGCTTAAATTGTCGTTTCTCATTTCTTCGTCAGTAGTAAAAGCGAGAAAATGCACTACATATCGGGGATTTCCGAATATATCATTATTCACACGGCAAAAACCAATACCATTCACCACTTTATAACTATTTCTATAGCTTTCAATTTCTTTATTTGTCATATATAGCCCTCCAATTAGTTTAAGTTCAAATTATCCTTTGCAGTATTAATAATAGTACAAGCGAGATAAGCACAAGCCTGCTTTCTTTCTTTTTGAGTTGGCATTTCTCCATCATGCTTAAAATGATACTTTGCAGACTTGAAAACTAAATCTTTCAAAGTATCATTATTCATTAATCTAACAACACTAACAAATTTGTTAGCTTTCAGATATTCCTCAATAAACTTTGTTATTTCACACTTAATATCGTAAAATTCACGTGTATTGTTTACGTACAATACCATTCTTTGTGCGTTCAAAGACAATTTCTCAAAAACTACCATAAGATAAATATTTAAAAGTTACTAATTAATTTTGCTAATTCGGAAAAAACTAATAACTTTGCAGCCGTCTTAAGTAAGCAAGTTATTTCGATTTTTCGATTTAATTTGATTCGCCCACTACTTTTTTAAGGTAGTGGGTTTTTTGTTTTAGTAATAACACTCTTCTGTTTTTGTTGCTTTCTTGATATTCCACACCTTTAATTGGGTATCAAATTCAAGAGTGAACAATGCAACAAAATCGCCATCTTCTAGAAATGCACGAAACATACTACCTAATGAGTTATTTGTGCCAGACTTACGAATACCAATTGTTAATGCGAATCCGTACTTTTTGCCGTTGCAGTTGGCAAATTCTTTCTTTATGGTATCAATATCAATTTTCATATCAGACTCTATAAATGAAGAGCCATATTGAACACTATAAACTGCTGCAAGTCCTTTTAAAACCTTTGCAACCTCTGAAAATTTGCTTGTTGTAATCATATTGCTTTATTTTTTAGTTACTAATTTGTTCCCTTTGCAAGACTCGAACTTGCAGAAAAGCCGATGTTTTCGCCTGTATCTAGTATGGGTATATATTCCTTTGGTTTTCATTTATCATCTAATTTATTTCTGTACTCTAACTTTTCCTTACTCACTTTAAGATGTTTCAACGCTGAATATATAATGTACTTTGCAGCTACATTCTTTATAAAGGGAAAACCGTTATAATTGTTACTACTAGTTTCTTTATTGATGGCAAACTAGCAAACCGCTTAATACTACTATATCGTATTGTTACACTAACATCTGTTAGGTTTTTGATAACGATATTAAGATAATGCCTATCTTACGTTTGCGCTATCTGTTATAAACAGAGTCACGGCTGCAAATAGTAAGCGTTTCATTATCACGCTAACATGTAAGTAAATCAAAGAACGAAGCATTGTTATATAATGGATTCCTATGTCTTAAGTAAGCATCCTTATTTCTTAAATGCGATGCAAAGATACGGCTTTTTTCTGTATCTGCAAAACTTTTAGGCAAAAAATTACGCTTTTTCTCGCTTTTTTCTTGAAAATAACTGCATTTTCTTAATTATTTACACAAATTACAATCTCCGCTTTGCAAAATGATAAGTTTAAATAGGGGTTATTGGTTGCTTTTATATATTTTCTCTATCTTTGCACCTTTGCAGCCTAAAAAATCACGTTTGCAGCCGTTTTCTATATTAGGTACGTATGCGAGTACCTTATATATATGGAAAACGCCTAAAAGCGTATTATTTGCAGTTTGCAGCCGTTTTCCGTCTTAGATGTATGTTTGTACTATCTTTCGTTTTTTGGTACGTTTGCAGATGTCTTTTTCTGTTTCCGCTTTCACTTGCTTTTTGTTTCACGAAAATTGTGTGTGAAACATTATGCAAGTTTCTGTATGTTTATGCAAGTTTGAAATGTATATTTATACAGAATATTATGATAAATAGAAAATTTGTGGAAATTTCGAGTTTTCAGTACATTTGCAGAAACGTTCTATCTTTTTACTTTTTACCTCTTTGCTTTTTTCTCTTATTTTGGATAATTTACAGAAAACAGAAACAGAAACGAAAAAAGCCGCATTTTTGCCGTTTTTGCCCGAAAACGTCCGTTTTTGTCGCAAATAAAGTATTGATTTTCAGTGATTTATACCTATATAGGGCAAATTGCACCCCACACCCCCGTTTTTGGCACTCGCAGGGTGGGTCAGCTCTCGTCCGAAAATTTTTTATTTTTTTATTTTTTATTTTTTGTAAAATACTCTGATTTTTCAAATTCCGCTTTTCTACCGAATTTTGAGCATTTTCCAAAACATCATATCTACTTTTGATTTTACATAAGTTTTCGAGATATTCATTTTCGCTTATTTTCGTGCGTTATGGAGCGTTTTATGCAGCTTTGCGGTAAGTTTATCGCCATCGTATTTTGAACGTCTTAGAATACAATTTTCGAGTTATTTTCGTTTTTGCGGAAAAGTAAGGTTCTTCTATGATTTAAGGTTCTTTTTTGATATATACGGATTGCAGTTTTGTGTGATATTGATATGGGGTTGATGCGAAGCCTTCTTCTTGGGGGATGAGTATATAGTTTACTATATACAGGGGGTTGACATCCCCCATTACGGCTGCGCGCGAGGGTACAATTACTTATTTACGTGTTATTATTATATGGGAAATAGTTCAAATGTTAAATTTTCAATATGAAAAATCTGATTTATGTGGATAACATATATTTAATTGGGGATATGGGGAAAATGGTACAAATTTGCAATTTGTTAAACTATGTAAAGTTCGTTTTTGGCTTGATTTTTTGGCGTATATTTGCAGCATAAATGTTTGATTTACGAATTACCGACTTTGGAATATGGCAGAAAAGAAATTCTACATACAGCGTTACTTGAAGTCCGAGCAGGGAGCTTGGAAGGCAGACGGATTGCGTAAGAGTCTGGAGGATGATTTTGGCGGCGGTTCTGTCCGCTACAAGTCATTGGATGGATTGAACTCCAAGGGAAAGCAGAAGGGTGTATATACCGAGAGCTATCCTGAGAATGACGCGTTGAGAGTGTTCGTTGACCCGAATGCTAGGCATGAGAGCACCAACGCTACGTTGTCAGTTTGCGTGTTCGGGTATGATGTTGACGGAACAACCGAGCTTTCCGTTACTGAGCAGATAAAAGCTGCCGAGAAAGCATGGGATAGTCTGTATGCTTACTTGGAGGGTGCGCTTATCTTGTGGTATGACGATTACAGACAGAAGAAAGCGTTGTTCTTGGTACAGGATGCTACAGAGCCATCAACGGACAACATCAAGAACATTCCGTATCTGCTCTGTTCTGTCAAGTTGGTAAACGTCTTCGGTCAGTCGTTTGATGGTGACAGTACCACGATTGAAGATTGGTTGAAGAATGGCGGAAAATAGAAACAACAGCATCCACTAGGCGGTAGGACGTGTCTCTTAGATACAAGTCTAGGCAAACAGAAGGTTCGAGTTCCTTCTACGGTCGGTGGATGCTTTAAAATATATGCGAATTATGAACAAATACAAGACATCAATTGAGGTCAAGGGCGAAAACATCAAGGCATTGTTCGACTGCCCTATCGTTACAGACATCAAGAAAGCAACCGATGCGGTCGATGATGGTTTGGACGTTACCGATATGCTTTATAGCGTTACTGCCGTCAATATGGCAGGTGCTCATAAGCAGGTGAAACGCGGTTCTGTATTGGCGCAAGACGTTTGCGGTCATTGGGAGATTATGACTGCCGATGAATGGGAGTTGAGGAAAGACGATACCATTAGCGATGGTTCATCCGAGGGGTTGTAATCATTTAAAAGTTGAGAATATATGCGAATAAAGGAAGAATCACTTGACAGGGCGTTAGAAGCGGCATCGTTGCAGACGAAGGGATTGCCGAAACGCTACACGGATGGTAAAGACCCATTCTGGATAATGGCTGTTGTGCTTGTTCAGAAGCGCAATTTGGAGGAATGCTACTGCATTTATCAGCAGAATGCGGACAAATACATGAAGCTTTTGCAAGACTTCGGCACACCGAGTCCTATCGTGTCTATCAAGAGCATTCATCCTTATATGTATCTTGATGAGGCTCAGTTTTTGCCGAGCGGATGCATCGAAGCAAAGAAGAACTTTCTGAAAAACGAGCTTGGCGAAGACCCTATGGCTTATGAGGTCGATGAAATGACGGAATCGGACGTTAATCACGCGTTATTGGAGATTGCCATTGATAAACAGATGAGAGCTGATGAGGAAAACAAGAAAATCAACGTACTCAATGAAGGAAGCGATTTGGATGGAACGAGATTTGAGGACATTGAACGTCAGAAGTTCGAGTTTGAGTTAGCTGAAATGAGGAAAGATGGATGCTCTAAGAAGGAAATAAAAGAGTTCATTGACGAGTATAATGCCAGTCATAAGCAGAAAGTTGACGATGAGCCATACATTTCAGAGGAAGACCGCATTCATCAGGAAATGGAATCAAAGGACGTTGAGAAAACTCCCGAATGCAGTATTGAAGGTGAGTTTGATGCACCTGAGATAGACTATGATAAGCTTCATGAGGAATCAGAGGCGTTCAAGAAAGAACAGTTAAAAGTTGCCAAGCGCAAGTGGAAGCGCGCCTATGATGCCGATTCAGAGAAGCGTGACGGAAGAGAGTTCGAGAACGAATTTGGCGAAGATGAGGAATGTGAGACGTTGCAGTTACCGAATAAAGAAGCCGTTCCTGTAAAGCGAAAACCAGGCAGACCAAAGAAATCGTCATTGGATTACACTGCTAGCAAGCGCGACACGACAAAGAAACGCGGTCGCAAACCATCATCAACTAAAAAGTAACAGATTATGACTAAATCAGAGCTTTTGAATAACGTGTTCTTTGAGAATGCAAAAGGTGATTTACCTATCATATATATAACATCAGATGATGATGTTGTAAAAATCGGTGGCATTATCAATGCACCTATGGTTGGCAGAATTTATTTTAGTGAGGTCAAGAAAGCCATCACAAAGGATGATTTGCTTGCCAACAAAGAGTTCATTTGCGCAAGTGATGATTCTGAAATTCTTATTGATTTCGGTGGCTACAGACGTGAGACACTTGGTTGCTATATCGCGATTGATGATAGTTGCATTAATATTATTGAGCTATGAGGAATAACCATCACAATCCTAATAAAGTGCCGCCGTTCAAACCAGACCCAGAACATTGGACTAAGAAGGTTCATTCATGGAAGGCGAAGGTCGCATACGAGACTGGGGATGATGCTTGGGAGTTTCTGAATCAGAATCCGAAGTTACGGGCACAAGGTATGGCGGTGTATCGGTGTAGGATATGCAACAAATATCATATAGGGCACAAGAACAACAAATAAAAAATATAAATAGCAATGATAGTAATAAAAATCAAAACATGGAAAGACTGGAAGAAGGACTTTCTTGATTGGGTGCAAGCACCTCGACGCAGTACTTGCAAGGATTATGTAGATTATATGGAGGCTTTGCAAAATCGTGTTCTCTACAAAATAATAGCCGATACTTGCGATAAATACGACAATATGCGTGAGAGGCAAATCCAAGACATCACAGAAGCAGTCGAAAAATGCGTGGCTGAGTGTGCTAAAGAAGCACGCAAGTTAATCGATGAATGCCAGCCAGCAAAATTCTTCTAGGGATGTACTCTCATTACAAATAACACAAGCTCTACACATAACAAGCGCAGTCCGCGTTATTTTAAAACATAAATAGTTGAGAATATGAAAAAGTTTTTATTAGTTGCATTAATTGCAGTGGTGTCTCTATTGGCATCATGTAGCAGAAATCTGAGATTTCAAGAAGACAATCGTGAGTTGTATGACACTATTACGGTGTACTCTGTTGACAAAATCGTAGAAACGTCTGGGAGTAAAGACAGAATCAGTACAGAGACTTATTATCTTGTTGCTACAGACAAGGGAGCGTATCGTATAGATTTGTACGGAATATGGGGTAATCCTCAACTTGTTGGAGTTATAAAACAGAATAGAACATATATTGTTGAAACAAAATGGTTCGATGCTCCAATTCTTAAGGAATACAAACGTATAACTAAACTGATTCGTGAATTATGAAGAAGAAAGGCTATTACGAATACGAAAACGGAATCTACCCTTTGAAACTTTGGGTACACATCGGTAAAGACTTGAAAGAGCTGATAGATTCCTGTTTTGACAAGTGCAAGGCTCCCGATATTGATTACGGAGGCGTTACGTATTCCGATGCTGTCAGAAAGAACGACAGAAGGCGCGGCGTTCTTGTTTCGTTTCCGTGTCAGAAGGTTATGTCGATGAACTATTGCTGCCACGAAGCTTCTCACGTCTGCGATGCCATCGAGGAATATACTGACTTGGAACACGGCGGCGAACCATCTGCCTATCTTCTGGGATGGATTGCGTCTTGCATCAACAATGCTCGTTTGGGCATTGGAGATTTCGTTGAACTAAAAGATAAGGAGGAATAGCTTATGATTGAGAAAGAAGATATTAAGGTTGGGTTGCGATTTTATATCACAAAAAATGATTGCTTAAAATGCAATTTTGACCCGATAGGTATTCAGAGTGGCAGAACCCCTATTCTGTTCAATGTCGAGAGAAAGGATGCTGATGTTTATATATGTACATCTGTTAGCACAGATTACAAATATGTCGCTCGTTTTCGCGAGGAGGATATTATGATGTTTGGTACAAAGTTCGATATAGTAACGAAAGGTGAAAGAGAAGCCGCAAACAAAAAGACGGAGCAAGTATCTCACCCATCCCATTACGCTTGGTTGAAGGATTTGTGCGGTGTTGAGCCTTTGGATATTTGCAGACATCTTGACTTCAATACAGGGAACGCTATCAAGTATCTCTTGCGCAAGGATAAGGTGGATGGCAACAAAACAAAGACCGAGAAGCGCATTGAGGACTTGCGTAAGGCGGTGTTTTATATCCAAGACGAAATAAAATTATTGGAGCATGGCACAGACTAAATACACTTGTAAGGATTGCGTATTGTTGAACGATGAAGATTCAGAGTTCCCATATTGTATTGGCAAAGACTTATATACATACACAAATCCTGACGATGATGCTTGCGGAGACATTATTCCGCTGGTATATACTTGCAAGGATTGTTTCTTCTTCAAGGATGGGGTTTGCCATAATACCACGGAGAAGAGATACACATCGAAAGAAAATCCTTCATGTAGAAATTTCGAGTACAAAACGATTGTAGAACAAAAATAAATATATAGTTATGGCTAGAATTGCAAAAAAGAAGACTGTTGACAACAATGCAGGTTTGCTTAAAGTTGTTGACGGAATCAACAGAAAAGATGTTGAAAGTGTTACCGACTTCGGGCATTTCTTCATCGTAATTTTGAAGGATAGTGCTATTTTCCACACACACATTGGATTTGAAGCACGTTTTAAGCGTTGGGGCGGTGTTGATATGGAAGGACACGCGCTTACCACTACAACATTCGCGTGGCTTGAAAATCTTGTTGCGATGAAGAAAGAAGTAAAGGGGAAAGAGAATGATATTTTCCCTGAGACAGATGTTACTTATCAAGATATGCTTGATAGTATGGTTATCATCACAGAAGCCAACATTACTCATCCGATTACAGCGTTCACTGATGCAGATGATGCAGCAAAATTTGCAAAAGAAAAATTTGATTACATCGGTCGTATGCAGAAAGAGTTGGAAACTGTAATGAACACTCCAGTTTCCGAAGAGACAGAGGAAGACTTGAAGAAGAACTTTGAGCACGGTCAGCAAGCAATATTGGCAGAGCAAGCAGCCGAGGCTCTTAATCAAGGAAAGGAATAGCTTATGTATAATGAATGGTATATTGAACTGAAATACGGACTATTCCGAGATTACAGGATTGTAAGGATGTGTGATGCTAACGGAGTGAAGCGAGACGGTATCTTTATACCATTCATTCAGAACGGAATAAAATGGGATGGTGTAAAGGTTAAGAATCCTGTTCAGTATCTAAAGCCGATTTGGGCTGCTGCCGATGGTTCTAGATTGCACAAGTTAGTTCCTATGGTTTCTGTGGATTTCAGGCAGAAGATGGAAGATGCAGGTGTATTGTCACCAGATGATAAATACCCTTGTGATACGGTAGGTTACGTTTATAAAGATAAAAATAAGATTTAACGGCTATGATATACTTAGGTAATGATACGATGGATAAGGTAGAACGGATGGTTTGCGAACAAGTGAACACGGCTATGAGTATTGAGGAGAAGGAAGGAGTGAATACAGATGATTTGTATGTCGGCAATACTAACATTCCTTTTGCGAGAGCGGTAGCAAGGAACTTTGTTCTTGACGTTCTGCACAATCGCTATGGTTTTTCCTATGCCATTATCGCACAGCGCGCGGACATCAATGAGAAATCTGCTATGCGCTGTGTCCGCAAATGCCACGAGCTTGTCGGGTACGATAAAACCTATGCGTATGTGAACACTTTAATTAACGATAGATTGAGAGAATGGTATGGGGAATAGCAATGAATTGTTGACGTTGAAGCGCAATGCCCTAAGATTGGGATTGTGCGGAGAATATAAAGGGAAATGGGATTCTGCCGCGAGTAAGCGAGAATTGGTAAATATGGCTCTTGATTCTAACGGAATTGAGTTTATGGCTGATTCTATTGCTTTCGGATGGGGATTGTCAAAAGAGTACCTTTTGAAAGAGTTTGGTGAGTTTGCTAATGGATTCTACCAATGTAATGAACATGGATATACTAGCGAAATGTATATAGGTGCTCATGGAGTTATAAAGGCGCGCTCTACGATTATTCTTGTCGCGTACTGCAAGGATTTGGAGATTGAAGTTCCAGAGAATATGGTTACTCGCATTTACGTGTGCGGAGGAGAGGATAATGATGTTAAAATCATTGGCTACGATGATGTAAATATGACGTTAGGGCACGTTTACACATCAGAGTGGAGTTGTAAGGACGAACAAAAATAACGTCTTACAGCTCATTTAAATAGCAAAGTTTGGTAAAAATATTTATATTATTTTCTAGTTTACAGAGTGTACGGCGGTACAACACAGACATAAAGTGTAATTTTACTTTTTATATTAGTTAAGGTTTAGTTAGATTTATGTTGATTAAAAAGGGCAAGTTCAGTTGTGAAACCGAGCTTGCCCTAATTTTATATATAGAACACAGAAAACTAATTCATAAATACCTTGATACCATTTCTTCCTTGCTTGTGACCGCCCTTTACACAGCTAGCCAAGGTGTCGCGAATATCAGTAAGTATTGTTGTCTGCAATCTCAACTCAATGAGTACAGGACTGCTTGATGTATCTTGTGTTATCGCGCTGATACTATTGCCGAGCTTTTCTAACAGAGTGTCGCGGATGATACGGACATCTGCTTGCTGAGTGGCTACATAATATCGTAGGCTGTTGAGTATTGACTCCAACGCCTGTGCGGTTGATTCTGTAACAGACTGAATACCTTGCTGCAAAGCAGATATATTTGAACTGCCAGTAGGTTTGACGTTGAGAACGTCCATCAAGTTCTTTGCATACTCATTGAATAATGCAAGGTTCTTGTCTTTCAGCTCCTTGATACCTTCGAGTTCTTTCTTGGTAACGTCAAGACCATTGTTTCCACCTTCGCTGCCCTCAGATACCGCTTTGTCGAATGCTTCAAGGATAGGCTGAATGTACTTTGATGTAGCTCTATTCATTAACTGCTTGGTGAGCATTGTATTGAAATACTCGTCAAACTTATTGTTGAGTGCTTCGAGTGCATCACTACCTTCATTGAAAGCATCTACCCACGCTTCCGAGAAAGCTTCAGCAGCAGATTTATAGTTAGACTGAGAACCGAAACCGCCAAGTGCTTCTGTCATAGACTCACCTAATTCTTTGATTGTAGTGTTCAAATCATCAATCTGCTGTTCCCATTCCTGAATCTTACTTTCATCAGGTTTCTTGCGACCGCGCTCTGCGTTAATCATTGCTTGGTACGCTTTCTGCTGCTTTTTAAGGGCATCGACCGATTTTTGGTTGTATTCGTAGAGCTTTTGCGTATCAAAGGCATCGTCCATACTCTTTTTAAGCTTTTCGTAAGCGTGTTGTAATGAATTTACAGCGCGTTCTTGGCGTGCAATTTCCTTATCAATCTTTCCTTCGTTGCTAAATAGTTTAGCTACGCCTGTAAGCGCGCCCATTGCGCCCGATACGACACCTGCATAGTTTCCGCTATAGTATGAACCGATTGCCTGACCGATATTGTCAACGACACTAAGAGTGTTTTCGAGTTGTTCATCAGAACCGCCCAAAGCTTCAAACAATCCATTGAATGCTGTTGCCATAGAGGAAACAATAGAGGTAATATCTGTTACGGACTTGCTAAACTTATTCTTAGCATTGTCGGTCTCGCCTTGAACATTGTTAAGTGTATCAAGAGTGCCTTTTGTCTCACTGTGCTGCTTCTTCATATTGTCGAGTTGGTTCTTCGACAAATCAAGATTGGTTTTCAACGTCTTGGTCTTCTCATCGTCCAATCCGTTAAGCAACATGGACTTGTTGTATTCAGCATCCAAATTGGCGATAATCTTACCTTGATTCTCTATATTCTTTTCTTCTTTGTCGTACTTGTCGCTTGTGGAGATTAAAGCATTGTCTCCACCGAGTTTCTTGTATTCCTTAGTGTACTTTACCAAATCCTTCAGTCCACTTGTGAAAGCCTTGAAAGGATTTCTTGAATTTCGAGTTTCCTGCAATTTGCTAATCTGCTCCGTGATAGCCTTGACTTGTGTAGGGTCGAGGTTCTTCATTTCCTCACGCAAGGATTGTAGCCTCTGTATCATATAGTCGAGTACCTTGGTGGATGTATGGTCGAGGTTCTCGAAAATCTTAACATACATATCAGAGCCTTGGAAATTCTTCCAAGTGTTCTCGCCAGTCTTTTTCTTGTATTGGGCAGTCAAATTCTCCTGCAACTGCTTTTGTAACTCAGGATTCTTGGCAATATTCGCATTGTTTTGGATTTTCTGCTTTTCCTCAATGTACCACTTATCCAACTGTAACTGGTCGGAAAGTTGCTGCTTGTATGCCTTAATCAATTCTTGTGCTTGATTAACTTGGTCTTGCTCGATTTTCTGATTGAGCTTTTGTGTCTGATTGAGATATTCTTTTTCGACATCACTTCCAGAGAACTTTTTCCTTATGACTTCGGCGGTATTCTCCAAATCAGAGTTGTATTGCTGAATAACCTTATCGCCCCATTTTGTGAAATCCTTACCATAATGAGTTTCGTAGTCTTTGATGATATACTTATTAAACTCATTATTTATGTCTTCCTGTACTTCATCAAACGACTTCGTAAGGTCTCCAAACATAGACTTAATAAGCTCATCAGACATACCCTCATCTTTCAGTTTTTTGTACAAGTCCATCTGAGAGAATGCATCATTGACATTTCTAGATATATCATCCTTTAATTTGTTGTATTCCTTCTCAGAAACTTTCAAATCAATGTCTGCCGAAATGCGGAATGCGTTACCTCGCTTTGTCAATTCCTTGTACTGAGAGCCAATCTCACGAATGCGTTTTGCCACAGATGCATCGTCTGGCAGAATATCAGAAGCTTTCCATCCTACATTTTGCGCAGCCTCTTTAAAATACTTACGAGTAGCAGATAATGCGGTCTCTTTTGATTCCGTCTTAATCAACTCGTTGTATTTAGAGTTCATATCCTTTAACAGGGAAATACGCTCTTGCAAGATGTCTCTTTGTGCCTTATCTTGCTTGATTCTATTTTTTTTAGCATCACCCTCAAAAGGGTTAACACCCAAAGCTAACGCTTGCTGAGTCGCGGCTTGCTTCAATTCCCTAACCTTGGCTCTCACCTTGGCTACAGAAATTACCATTTGGTTTGCTCCAATTTCACCAGCCTTGAATATCTTTCTGATAGTATCATCAACTGTTATTGTAGGCGAGTTTTTGCCAACCGCGGCGAGTCTCTTTTCAACTTCTTTCCAAGATTTTGCAGCCTTTGCTGCTTGGTCTCCTTTCCCAAGGAAGCCTTCAAAAGCCTTATCGTCATCAATTTCTTTGACAACGAGGCTAATACCATACTTTTTCTTTGCAAAGAAATCATTAATATAATCATCAACCCAAGATACTTGCTTCTCCATATTGGCTTTATCAATATATACATTGATACCAAAGTGTCTATAAGCAAGGTCTCTCTCGTATTGATTCCAATCACGCTCTGCCGCAATTTTATCAATAAATGCTTGTATCTTTATTGGGTCGTTTTTGAACGCATCCTTCATGCCTGCAAAAACATTATCAAACTCGCTGTTCAATTCTTGCGCCTTATTTTGTACGCTGTTCATCGCACGGATAATGTCATTGAAATCAGCTTGCGAAGTACCAATGAAAGATGGCATTTTATAGTCGCTGCCGCCTTGTGTTATGTTGATTTTCTTTATCAACTCATACATGCGTGTCATATAATCAATGTTGGATTCGTTATCCTTTTGACCTGCACGTATCTCATCAAAGTATTTCTTCGTGGTCGAAGTGGCTTGTTTATAGTTTGCGTTAATGTTTGCTACAACTCTCTCCATTTGCGAAGACTTTGCGAGAGCATCAATCACAGCATCTTTGTAATCGTCTGCATCATCATCAAGTCCATCAGTAAACCAAGTATTCTTTGCATCATTCTTTGCATAGTTTCTTCTGAGAATCTCCATGTTATCAACGAAATTTTTATACTCTTTTTCAACCTTACTGAAAGTAGTATTAAGTTGGTTTACATCGAGACTATCTACATTGATTTTGAAAGTCAGTCCGTCTTTTGATGCTGCATCAATAAGCTTTTGTAACGTTGTACGTCTATCTTCGACATTCTTTTCTAAATCCTTTCCTTCTAATTTGCCATTTGCATTTGTGGCTGCATTTGCAAGGTCGTTGTACGTTCCAGCTAAAGCACCTATTGCGCCCTTTGCCTTTATGGTTTCTTCTTCTGCCTTACGTACATTTTCGTTGTACTTGGAAATCTTATCGTAAACGGTAGTTATTACTTCTGCTACAGCGTAAATAGCAAGACCTACGCCTATACCTGATAATGAACTTTTAACGAGACCGCGAAAATCTTTAAGAGCTTTTTTCATTCCATCTAAGGAATTTACGAAAAGAGCCTTGTATCTCACGATACCTGTGCCAGATGCTTGCGAAAAAGCTTGTCCTAGACTAGTCTTTGTAAACATAGAATTAGCTTTTATGGCAATAAGAATAGGTATAAGAGCTTTTCCTATCTCTGCAAGAGTCTTCCAATTATCAAGCAGAGAAGTACCCCAGCTTACCATTCCCTTCATTGTGCCCTCGTTAGCCTTGCCAATATCATTAAGCATCACATCGAAAGCATCCTTCAAGTTGGAAATCTTACCTTGGAGAGTTTCAGCCTGAATCTCTTGCATATTGTAGAATGTTCCACCCTTATCGGTCATGCGTTGGAATATTGCCTCAACATCCTTAAATGTAACCTTACGCTTGGAAATCATATCAACAATCTGTGCGGTCGTGTACGCTTCTCCCTTAACTTCCTTAAAGTATTGTTGCAACTCACCATACATATTGATGCCAGCCTCAGTAAACTGACGAACCTCAGAACCGCGAAGGTATGCAGCAGCCTTGACTTGTCCGTATGCAAGGATAAGTCTTCCCATATCAACGCCAAGACCTGCTGAAACATCGGCAAGTCGCTTGGTTGTATCATAAAGTTTATCAGACTCAATTCGGTAAGCGGAAAGTTGTCGTGTGTAATCCACCAAGTCCTTGATACGGAAAGGTGATTTAACGGCAAGTTCTACAGTCTTATTGAAAATCTCGTCTGCCTTTGGTTTGTTCTGCAAGATAGCTTCGAGTGAACGCTCTGAAAGTTCAAACTGACCTCTGACTGATGCAATCTGCTCGACAAAATTCTTGATAGAACCCACTGAGAATGCAAATGCCATACGCTGTGCCAAACGTGACATATATCCAGCCATATATGATGTTTGTTCTGTCAACGCGCGAGAATTAACACCAGCCTCTTTTAAGTTTTTGTTATGTTGCTCAATGGCAGCATTGAGAATATCCAATTTTCGCTTATAATCAGCATCGGTTTGAGACAACTTCATACGAGCCTCTTTCAGATATTCTATAGCGCGTACTTGGCGGTTGAGCGTATTTGCAGTAGCAGAGAAATCGAGCGCACCTTGATAGGTGGTATTTGTCTTATTGTTTCTTGTCTGATAGTCTTTTGCCCTATCAGCGTATGCTTTTCTCTGTTTGTTGTTGTATGATTGCTCCGCACTCACCATCTTATCGAGAGCCTTCTGAAAAGCAACAGCACGTTCATTATACATCTGCTGCTGGTATCTCAACTCATCCTGTAATGCCTTCTTTCGCTTAATAAGTGCATCTTGGTCTGCCTTGGTGAGATTTTGTGTTGTATCTCGCAACATACTTTCAATAGAACCAATTTCTTGCTTTAACTCAGCAATATTCATACCGCTAGCACCCTTTGCCGATTCCTGTAATCTCTGAAATGCAAGTGCCGCTTGCATAATACCACTAGTGCCAGAACCATTCATCTTAGATAGCTGCGATACCATATTTTGAATATTCTGTGCTGCTGACGTAATATTGTTGTTCATGTTACCTGCACTCGCACCTGCATTTGAGATGCCATTGCTTGCATTTGCAGCAGATGCATTGATTGTTGCGAGTTTTGCTATAACTTGGTCTAAAGAATTAAGGAATGGCTTCGTGCCAACAGACATATCCTTGAAAGATTGTGTTACGCTAGACGCGGTATTTTTAGCCGTATCTTGTATGTCTTTCAATTTCTTGTCTGCTTGTTCTATAGCATCTAACGCACTTTGCGGAATGGTTAGAGCTGCTCCTAATGCTGAATCTGCCATAATTCAAAAGTTTAAGAGTTTATAAAATAGGTATTCCAAGGTCATTGAGATTTCGTAAATCCTCTGCACCATTGATTACCTTTGCATTCTTTAATTTGTCGTTCTTCTGATTTTTGTCTTTATCTGACGATATATACTCTATATGAGTAAAATCCATAGACGCAAGGCGAATCTGCGGAACGGTCATTCTCCACTTATATTCTTCTTGCGAGCACCATGTGTTGGCACGTAAGAAATCTATCATTTGTCCGTATTCTGTTCGTGACGGGATAATTCGGCTGCTTGCTTCTTCCTCATCAGAGCTTGATTGCGGACGGTCTGAATCACATTGGTACTCGCGAAGAAAAAATCCACATCTAGCAAATTGAGAATCTCAACGAGTAATGTTGCCCAATCCTTGATGTCATAGTCTCCCCAAAGCAACTGGTCGTAAACTTGTTGGTATTCCTCAGAATCAATGCGTTTCTTGTCATTTAGCAAGGATAGTGTGATTACTCTTGCCACCGATGGAATGTTGATGGCAAACTCCTTGATAACGTCACCCATTGATAAGTTTTCGCCCTTGACTATCTTGCAAGCCTCCTCTGCAATCATCCATTGAGTACCAGGCTTCAATGCTCTTATCTCCCACTCCGTACCTTGTAGTTTTACAATTGTAGGAGAATCATTCATAATTTGCGCAAGACGTTCCATTGCCGCATCAGACAAAGGAGAACTAGGTAACACCTTATTCTCGTCTTCTACAGCTTGTTTCTTAGCCTTATTCGGGTCTTTTTGTGCTCTATATACTTTTCCCATATATATGAATTACTTTCTAATCACACTTACTGTTCCATTATACTTCTTGGATAGGTTTTGTAGCTTTTGAAACGACATGGAAATGACTCTGTAAGATTGTTTCAGATTACCACCGCCATCTTCCAATATCTTAGCATAGGGCATAGTCGCAACGACAGCCAAATCAATTACTCCACTAGGGGAATAATCGTTTTTGAGATATTCGTTTATCGCCTCACGACCTTTAATTTCTTCTCCATACCAATTCTTGCCTTTGGATGCTTTTGGTGAGGATGATAAGTAACCTATCTTTTCAAGCTTGCCTTCGACATAAATGCCATATCCGTAAGAATCATAGAGGTTGTATGTTCGATGTGTGTACGTAATTTCCTGAATACATTCTCTTAACACATTCTTTGCATCCTTGTCTAATTCCTTCGTAATAAGCTTTAATGCTTTTTTGTATAATGTTTCAGCCATAAATGATAAAACTTAAAAAGGAGCGGACAGCATTAAAGCCGCCGCCCCTTGTATATAGTCGAGAATTGTTGAAGAACCTACATTATACACTAGCAGTTGGCAATGTGTATGCAGGGTCAATGTAGAATGGTGTCTTACGAGTTATGCCACCATCTTTAACCTCAACCAACTGACCTGTGCCAGCCAACGCAACCTTTGCCAAGTTAGAGTTCAGAGACTCAATGGTTGTCTTGGAATTGAGCTGCAACTTAGGCAGAATCAATGCTGTGTGTGTAGTACCGTCTGCGTTGTCGAAGACAACAGCAACCTCTGCATACATCAGCTTGTAACCAGATGGAGCGTAAATCTTACCATCAGTACCCTTTGTAAAGCCGCACAATGCAGTCAATACAGGAGCTTGAGTATCTGCAACCTCAGCAGCAAACTGATACTTACCAGGTGTCACGATAGACATGATAGGAGTATCAGAAGTCTCGCGCTCAATATCGGTAGTATCGTTATCGTCCTGAGAGATAGATGTGGTGTCGCGAACAACATCGTCCAAATCGTAATAATCGTCACCAGCCGCATCGCCATTGAACGGACGAACAATAATGTGTGAAGGCTTAGAGAGCTTGATTGCACCTGCGCCTGTACTTGTAACTTTCGTTGCCATATTGTTATGAGTTTAAATTGTTATCCTAAATAAATGAAATAATTAACGTACAATAACCGAAACAGAAATAATCTGAAAATGGAACTGACGGTTTGAATCATATCCGCTATCTCTGTATAATACACTAATTGTATAGTTTGCGTCTCTTGATTCATCAATGATTTTGTCAAGAATACCTTCCATCTTGTCAAGTAACTTTACATTCTTTCTCAGTGGAGTTCCCTTTGGTCTTGCATAGAGATAAATGTTAGCATAGCCAGAAGAATAACCGCCATAATCTCTTTGCTGACCTACGTCCACATTGACAAAATCATCCCAGTTCTTACTAGTTGTAGGTGGCAATTCTCCAACAAATATGTTGTTTGAGATTTTTCCCTTAGTAAGAAGCATCGAAAAGAAATTCTCAATTCGAGACAATCTGCGATTAATCCTCTGTGCCATACCTTGTTATCCTAAATACATTTTACCTTATGATGAAAAAACTAAATATCAGTACCCTTGATGTAAGCTACACATCCGTGCATCTGTGTCGGATAAACGCCAATAACCATTCCGTCAACGTCCATTCCGTACATTTTTCCACGGAAACGAATGCCAGCATTCAATCCTTCAGGAATATATTCTTCCTCTTTTCCATCTTCTCCCTCTTTCGTGGGCATCGGAAAATAGATTGTATATCCTAATGTAACTACGCCCGAATTAAACAGCTTATTGGTTTCCTGAATATCGCAATCAGTTTCAAAAATGATAGTTTCTACATTTTCTGTTTCTGCCTCACCTGCACTAGTATCAGTATCGCCTAACATATCCCCATCGTCTCCGATAAGGTCTCCATCTTCTTTCGGTTTTTGTTCCGAGCGGTAGAACACACCATGATAGGCATATTCATCCAAAGCATTTCTGTCAGTGTACATATCTTACCAATCTGTTTCTTCAATCCATTTAACCTCTCCATCGGTTTCATTGAGAGCATCAAGTTTATCATCCTCACCATACTTCTTGTAAAGTCTTTTGAGTTCTGATTTGATACTCAGCAATGCAGCCGATGTAATGGTCTGAGCACCTACCGTAAGAGTATATGCGCCATGTTGGTTTGTGGTGGATGCTGTCTGATAGACACCGAATACAATCTTTTCCAAGAGTGCAATCTTACATCTGTCTTTCTGTTCTTCTGTCAAGTCCAAATAAGACTCAACATCAGAAACGCCGCAATCCAAAGCGACATTGTTTAATGCTGACTTGTCGAAGACAAAGTTAGTCATGCCGCTCAGATAGTCCAATATGTCAAACTTCGATGCTGCCATTGAGAGATAAATGAATTAGATGTTATTGTATATTGTGAGTGAACCACCATTAATTACCTACTGTTGAGGTATCAATGATTACGTGGTTCATAAAGTCGAGAAGTGCAGGGCAAGCCGACATCATGACCTTAGTCTGCCACTCGCGGAACTGACCGTTATCCATTGCGTAGTTTCCTACGGTAACGAGTCCGTCAGCGATTGAAGCCCAAGAAACATCAATGTTCTTTGCGCCATACTTCTGTTGAAGTGTCTGGTCGTAGATAGGAGTCCACTTGAACTCAACGCTATCACCAGTAGGGCAAAGTACAACAATCTTATCATCCCAACCTTGCACGAACGTGTCAGTTGTAACAGTCTTGTTGCGCTCCTTCTCAACGACAATCTCGATAGGAGAAAGACCTGTCATGTCGGAAAGTGATTTCTTGAAGTCCTCGTCCAAAATCTGCATGTTAGCAGTATATGCGCGGTCGTGAGCCTTGCACCAGTTGATATACCACTCCTTAACCTCCTTGTTCTGCAAGAATACATCACGGTACATCTTGCGAGTCATCTTCCATACGAGAGAAATCTCAGTACCGCCACGCTCATCGCGATAATCGTCTTCAATCTTTCTCATCTGTGAGATAAGGTTGCAGTCTGGGTCAGTCCAAGCCTTTGCGCCAGCCTTCTTGCGGTTCTCTGTTGGGAATGGCTCAACCTTCTGCAAGAACTGCTGCAAACCTTCACCCTTGCCCTTCCAACTCATCTTTGCAGTTGTCATAATCTGTGCTGTCAGGTTAGAGAGTGTTGCCTCTGCTGAGTTCTTACCTACCTGAACAACATCGCGCACCCAAGCAGCCATAAGGTCTGCATCGTTGCCGAACTGTTCAAAAAGTTTCTCTTTGTACTCGCGTTGTCTTGCGTTTTCAGACCACTTGTAACCGATGAAGTCTGGAATTGTACCTGTGTACATCTCCAAACCCTCGTTATCCATTTCTGGAGCATCACCAAGTGGAGCGCGAAGGTGCATCAAAGGAGCTGCCTCTGCCTTGCGAGACTTGATGCTGAATGAAGCCACGCCATCGTAGTCTGTAGGTGTAGGCATAGAAGCTCTACGACCTTGTGTGAGATACCAGCCATAGTTGGTATAGAGCAACCCCTTGGTATTCAAGAAGGTTCTCAGAAAGTTGATGTTATCCTTAGAAGAGAACAACTTGGCGTATCTCGAATTGTTAAAATCAAATTGTTGCATATCCTGAATACTTAAATTAATGATATGTTATCCTATTGTTATCCTATTGAAGTAGAGCGGTTAGAACCCGAACCATCCGTTCTCTGTTCTTGTGTTCATCGCAAGTACGGCTGGTGGAAGCTTGTTGCACTTTGCCAAGTTCAAGATTACTCTTGAATCCTTAATCAATGCTGGAGTATAAGAGTACTGAGCACCCTCACCTTCCTCAACATTGGTTGATAAGTTAGGGTCATAGAAGAAGTCGTTGTCGCGGTCGAAGTAAGTGTTAGGATTTGTAACCATAGGAGCTACGGTTGCACCTGCCTTTTCTGCCTCTACGAGAATATCGCCAACCTTCAATGCAACTGCAAGAGTCGCTGAAAGAGTGAGCTTCCAAACATCCTTGCCACCTTCGGTTGTTTTCTCTACAGCTGTAATGGTAACACCCAAAGACTTCTTTGTAAAGTCTGACTGTGCCACCATGATATTATCACCTGCAAAAGGAATGTGATGATAGCCATCATTGACAACCAAAATGTCGGTATCAGTGTTTGTAGCCGCCTTTGCCAACTCGTAATACTTCAAAATCTTGACGGTCTGACCGCCATTCTTGCCGTAAGTGTCTGGGTCATACTCGCAAAAATCACCTGCGTAAGCCTTAGCGCGACCCTTGAACGGATTTGTGATAACACCACCAAAAGGAGGGTAAACGAATGCGTCCTTGTTGCCGCTTACGAGGTTAATGAAAACGCTTCTATGACCGCCAATCTTACCATGTGCTTGGATGAGTGTACGACCGCCAAAGTGACCGCCATATCCATGCTTCAAATAGAAATCATCTGCTGCTGCCATAATTTGTAAATTTGTTTAATAGTGAATGAATAATGTTATTCGCCTGCGTCAGGGTTCACGATACCCACAACATCAGAGAAATCGTCAGCCTTGTCATTGTCACCACCGCCAGCACTACCTGGAGTGTTGTTGTTTGGCTTTGAATGAGAGAGATTGTAAAACTCTTCCGCATCCGTAAATTCCTGCTCGATGTCCGAGTCCTTAGTGAGGTTCAACTTGTTCATGTATTTTTCAATCCACTTACTATCGTTGATACCTTTCTCCTTGAACTTTGCGAGAAGTTCACTACGTTTCTGTGATACAAGCTTAGATGCTTCGTATTCTGCATCCTTCTTCTCTAGAGCTTCCAAGCGTTCCAAAAGCTTCTTTTCTACAGCCGAAGGCTCTTTGCCATCGTCCTTTGGATTTGGCTTAATGTCGGGATGCTCATCGTTCCATTTCTTGATGAAGTCGGCATTGTCCTTCTCGTAGTTGCCGTTAAGGGAAACATACTGCGGCAAAATCTTCTTCACCAAATCATCTAACTCTGTATCTTCACCAACTAAGAGGTCAAAGTGGGAATCACTCAAACTCTTGATTGTCTTTTCACTGATGGAAAGGTGTTTTCCGTTTGCAGTGAGTTTTGCTTTTAGGGTGTCTAAAAGTTGTTGTTTTGTAAACTTCATATTACTAATTTTTAAAATTCTGCTGCAAAGATAATTAAATAATGTGGTGATTTTTAGATTTTTAGAAACTCTATTTGTTACGTAACCAATATAGAATTATTTTCATACTATTAAATATTATAAATTAGGTATCTTTGCAGCATGAACACGAATAAAGATATAGAAATCAGACCACAAGAGGGCTTTCAAATGTCCTTTGCAAGTAGCAACGTTGACGTTGTTTTTGGTGGCGGAAATCTCGGAGGAGGCAAATCGTATGGTCTTGTACTTGCGATGGCAGAGCCGTTAATGACCGACCCAGATTTTCGTGCAATGATTTCACGCCGTTCACTTGGTAATCAAAAAGCAGGTGGAGGATTCGTAGAGAAGTTTAAACAGATATTCGGAGCTGATTATGTGAAAATCAGAGAGAGCGAGAATCCGCGCGTTACATTTCCGAATGGAACGTTTGTCGATTTGACGTATCTTGACGATTCCAATATGGATAAGTTGAGAGAGCGCGCGAAAGGATGGGAGTACGATTTGATTGCGATTGACGAGTTGACGGAGATGACTTGGGAAGTTTTCTCATACGTTATGACCCGAAACAGAGGTCAGAGCAAGACGTTTACAGGTAAGTTCTTTGCAACACTTAACCCGAAGCGTAGCCACTGGACGAGAATATTTCTTGATTGGTACATTGGCTCAGACGGTTTTATCATCCCAGAGCGTGATGGTGTAGTCAGATACTTCTATTGTGCAGGACCGACTGTTAAGGATGTTGTTTGGGGAATGTCTAAGCGAGAAGTCTATGAAAAATGTAAGATAGATATAGACAGAAAGCTTAAAACCATTGGCGGCAACTTTGGATATGAAGTAATGATTAAGAGTTTTGTTTTCTATCAAGGTAAACTTGGTTCAAACAAGAAGATGCTTGAAAACAACTCTGGCTATTTAGGTTCTGTAGCGGCATCGGGCGGCAGAATGGCACAAGCTCTTATGGAGGGTAACTTCAATGTTGACCCCGAAGAAGAAGAGGATATTCCGATTCCAAGCCAAGCGGCAAGAGATTGTTTCGTTAAAGACCCAGCCGTAAATGGTGACAAATGGATAACAATCGACTTGGCAGATTTCGGAAAGGATAATACTCTGATGTTGTCGTGGAATGGATTCCACGTTGTCAATTACGAAATCGTTATGCATTCAACACCGCGAATCAATGCTGAAAGAGCTAGGCTGTTTGCGGCTAACGAGGGAGTAGCAGAGAGCCATATTATCTATGATGCCACGGCAGGTAGGTATTTCAACGACTATATACCAGATGCTATCCCTTACATATCAGCAGCAAAGGCAATGGGAGTTTATTACTTGTCAGCTATGACAATAAAAGACCTATGTTACTTGCGACTGAGCTACATGATTAAGCGAGGACAGCTTACATTCTCTGATAAGGTTGCAAATGCGGTTTATACGCATCAAAACCTCAAATACAGAGTTTCAATGCAGAATGAGTTCATGGAAGAATGCGCAGTAGTTCGCTTTGACAAGATGCCGAGCGGAAAGAAGAAGTTGCAGAGCAAGAAGGAAATGAACAGAAATCTTGGAAAAGACCGTTCTATGGACTTGCTTGACCCTTGCGCAATGAGAATGTACCCATGTTTGAATATGGAGTATGGTAGCGAGCTACAGGAGGGATTCAGACTTGCAGAGAAAGAAGTTGAAGAAAAAAATCCTAATGCTCAGAGTATTTATGATGATACGTTGTACTATTAATTTTAGAATATATGCTGAAAAAAGAAAATATAAAAATGATTCTTGAATCCGTGCGGATTGACTGGGATAAATGCGATGAGAAAGACATTGCATTTGCTATCCTCTGTGACGCATTGGAAGATAAGACTTTAGCGTATCGTCTTGCTTATCGTAAGAGTGAAAAGGATGCCGCGAAATTCTACGAAACTCCACGATTCAAGAAACTGCTAGATGTTCTAGAACCTTTCGGTATCGGCAATGTTAATAACAACGCTATTACCAAAGAAGAGAACAAAAACGAGCTTCTTAAAATGCTTGACAAGATAGACCAAGCTCTTAGTGACGGAAATCTTGAACCGAAAGATGCATTGAAGATGCAGACTGATATACGTGTAAAGCTGAATGACAAATTCGAAATGGAAGAGTCACAGAAGCAGAAGCGAATCATCGTAGTACCAAGCAAACACGATATTGTTTGTCCTAATACAAACAGAGAATGTAACTACTGGGCTTCAAAAAAAGCTTGTTGCAGACATTATGGATTGATTGACCCACAAGAGAACAACGATTCACAAAATAGCAACGATGTTGAACCATCATTAAACGACAATAACGATGAGTAGAAAGAGACAAGATATAATTAATGATTTTTTGGAGAATCCACAAAAGCTGCTTCTGAAAAAGCCGTTTTTGAGGGGTTCGCGCTCTATTACCATCAATGACTCTTCTGATGGTTCTGATATTAAGACAAACTTCTGCAAAGAGGCACAGCTTCCGAATATCAGCAAGATAGTTGTTAGCCAAGAGCGTTTTGCGAAGGAGTTAGACCCTTATTCTCACAGGGTATTGTTTGATACGAACTTACCTTCTATATGCTGCAAGCTTGATGATGGCAGTTATTGCGAGATTGAGTTTAAGAAGTTTGGCATTCCTATGCAACGGCGTATTGTTGATAAGAAGTCTCTATGTTTAGGTGGTAACAAGCGCAACCACATACTGCATGACAGCAATCCGACTGATAAACTCAAAAAGAATTTTGCAGATTTCAAGTGGCACTGGGACGAAACGAATCAGGATGGTATCGAAATGCAAGCTATACGCATTCAACAGAGCTATGGAGACGTAGGATTGCTCGTTTACATGAATGAGGATAACGAAGTGAAATGCAGATTGTTCTCGTATGAAGATGGCTATCAGATTATCACACACAAAGACGATAATGGAGAACCGCTTCTTGATTGCGTGTATTATCGTACTGAGGATAATGTAAGACACATTGATGCATACGACAAGACATATCATTATCATTTCACAGATGTATTTGTACAAGACGTTGATACAAACGAAGTACTGAAAGGATGGTGTTTGGAAAGCAAGGAAGAACACGGATTCTCGGAGAGTCCACTTGTTACAAAGCGTGGTGATGTTGCTTGGAATAACGGTCAAGACCTTATCGAGCTATTCGAGATTATCTATAATCTGTTTGCGGTCATTCAGAAACGTCACGGATGGGGAATCCTTTATATCAAGGGTAAGCTCAATGAAACCGCAAAGAAGATTGCTGGTTCTATCATCTTGAATGATACAAGCATTGAAGGAAATGGTAGTGCTGAGTTCAAGACTCCACCTTCTCCACAAAACATGATTGAGTTCATGCAATCAATCCTCGACCAATTGCAGATTGCTACAGGATGTACATTTATCTTGCCGAAAGATATTAAGTCTAGTGGCGATATAAGCGGTTTGGCAATTCAAATGACACGTTCTTTGGATATTGAGGAGGCTAACAATGCAGCTATTGAGTGGCAGAATTTCGTTAGCAAACATTCAAGACTGTTCAAGGAGGGATTGGCAAAGCAGTTGGTTGCAAGCGGTGAGAATCCTACTGCAATTACAGAGTTTAAGCAGATGAGAATCAGTACATCATTTAAGCCATGGCAGCCATTCGATGAAAGTGCATGGAATCAGATGCTTTGTACATTGAGCGGTGCAGGTTTGATTTCTACTAAGACTGGTGTTGAAAAGAATACTGTTTCTACACCTGACGAGGAAGTAAGATTGCAGACTCAGCAAGAAGAGGCAGATGAACGTGCCGAAAAACAAGCTGAGATTACCGCAAGGACAAAGAATACAAACAATAATAAAGAATAAACATGAAGGCAGAATCATTATACATACAGAAGTTGACTTACGATGAGAACACTGGTAATGAAATTATCGGTTTGTTCCCATCGGAAGCTAACCCTGCTATTGTATCATCATATACCTACGATGCAAAGCGTATGGGTGGTGCTCCTACCCTTACTGCTACAATATATTCATCTGAGCCTTTGCAATGGAAGAAGGAAGAGTTCGTGGAGTACAATGGCGATAGATTCTTTGCGTCCTATACACCAAACTCTACAAAGGGTAATTCGTCTAGAATGTGGAAGAACGAAATCACTTTCACATCTAGAAGAGAATTGCTTGATAACACTCTGTTCTTTGATGTTGTCGTTGATGATGTTGATACACAGAATAAAGACAGATACCGTTCAAACCAGACAAAGTTCACGTTTGGTGGAACTATCCATGAGTTTGTTGCTCGCGTCAATAGCTCAATGGCATATTGTGGATTGTATCGTCCTACAGATGAATACAAGGGATATTACGTTGTTGTTGACGAAGGATATGGAACAGATGAAGTTAAGGAAGTATCATTTGAAGACCAATATTTGACTGATGTTTTACAACTTATCAACACAACTTTTGAGCTTGATTACTACTGGGATGGCAACGTTTGCCATGTCGGCAAGGTACAGCACGACTTAACCGATATACCTATAAAATATGGTAGTAGTGATGCTCTTATCTCTGTATCTAAGGAGAATGCGAACTATAAGATAGTTGATATGATAACTGGCTACGGTTCGTCCGATAACCTGCCATATTACTATCCTAATGATGATGAGTTCGGTGAGGCTATATTTGACGCAAAAAATATAGCAAGTGAGCATGTAGATGTTACGTTATCGGATTATTTGAGATATTCAAAATATAACGATAATCTTGTTCTTTTTAAGAGTAAGAAGGGAAAGTACGAAGGAAATGTTGATGTGTCTACATTATATGTAAGAGATACTTATTCTCCTGAGAATCTTACGCAAGCTGACAATAGTCAAAATCCAAAGGTTAAATGTTGGTTTTGGGTTAGTATAAAAATAAATGTAAAGAAAGGTCAGATTATAGATTTCTCTAAAATCTCGTTTAATTTTGAGCTGTTTGACTATATTCAAAAAAAAGAGAATATAACAAACCTATCAAGTGCAACAAGAACCATAAATATATACACAACATATCACGACCTTTATAAAAACGTATGTACTGATTCTAACTTGGGTGATGCATGTAGTGTTGAATTTGCAGAAGATGGAACATTCTATATTGATATTGATGCAATATTTTCATACAACTGCAAAGTGTTCACTATGGACGGAAAAAGAACATTTTATGGTTCAAGTGCATGGAAGGTTTCTTTTAGTGGTGATGTAGTTTTTTCTCTTGACACAAATTCAGAATATAGTTGGAAAAATGGTGATAATTATATTCCTCTTGACAATTCTGGTATTTATGTTAACGGAATAGCATCTGCAAAATATGTAGAGTATGACTATAACTTCAGAAAAAATGACGAAGGTATTTATGGGTTTGATAAAATCTATACTGGAACAGAGGATGATGCAGTACAAGTGTCTGTAACAGGTCGAAAATGGATTGCACCATCATCGGTACTTATGCCTTCTATATATCGTAACACGAAAGGTGCAGAGCGTTTCTATTATGCTTTGAATAACACCCACAAGTTGCCAAGCGGTAGTGGATATTACGAGTTTGTAAACTTGTACAAGAAAGGAAATCCTCATCAAGGAACTGTTACTTTTGGTGATATAAAGCCAACTATAAAAGGAATTGTAAATGCAGAAGGACAGCTATTCGGAGAGATTGCAGATATTGCTTTTGATAGTGCTGATAGTGATGTAAAGGATAGTGACGGAAAATATATTCATAGCTATTTCTATATAAAGTTGCATAAGTTTAATGGTGATTTTGGCTTTGACTTGTTTGCTCATGCTTTGGCTAGTGAACCTGCAAAGATAAACCTCATCAAGAGTAACGGATGCCCTGCATGCTCATTTGTGATTTACAATCAACCGAGTGCTGACAATTCGAAGTGCTACAACTGTGTAAGTGTCGATGAAAATGGAAACTTAAAACCAGTTCGCACAGATAAGAATGACTACATCTTTGCTAACGCTAGCGATGCTTACGAAGATAAGCTAAACCAAGATTCAACTCAGAAAGAGTTATGGATTGCGGTTCAGAAGGACACATCAACTCTAGGTATCATAATGCCAAACGCGAGTGCTGGATTTAAACCGCAAAAGGGAGATTTGTTTGTTATCACAGGCATCAAACCTCCAAAGGTTCTTGTAACGGCAGCAGAGAAACGACTCGATGATGCTCTTATCAAGCACATGAGCGAAAACAATACAGACCAGTTCAACTACTCTGTTAAGTTTTCTCGCATATTCTTGCAAGAAAATCCTGACTTTGCAAGTAAGCTAAACGAGAATGCAAAGCTGTCAATACAAATACAGGGCGATTCGGATAGCGATGGAAATCTTATTAGTCACGAAGTTTTCGTCAGCAACTACTCTGTAAAGGTTGATAACGATGAGCTGGCAGAAGTTGAGATTGAGCTTGTTAATTCGTTGGAAGTTACAAAGAGTGATACGAAGCAGATTATTGATGCAGTAAAAGGAGAAACTGTTAAATCTCTATCTAGCATGGTTGGTGGTAGTAATACCAATAGCTTTAATGCTAGTATAACCGATAAAATGTATCTCTCTAAACTGAAAGACGACACCGCAAAAGGAACTGTTACCTGGGAAAAAGTGCAGAAGTTCTTGCAGGGATTGCTTGTCGGTGGAGGCTCGTGGACTCCAGACGCAGAAGGTCGTTCGCACCTCATCACAGATTACCTTGAGGTAAGAATGAAGGCTATCTTCGAGGAGCTGGTTATCAATAAAACATCCACCATTGGCGGTAAGGAGATAATCTCTCCTGCTGGCGGCGTGGTGGCTCATAAGGTAGAAGAGGTTACTGTGACATATAATAATGTGTCACAGAAGGCTTATCGTTGCTATTTCTTAGCAGAGCAGGAAGGCGATGCCGTGGATAATGATTTCGCTGTTGGCGACCAAGTGCGCTCGGAATCATTCAACGTGCGCAAGGGCACTTATCACAAGGCTGGCAATCACTTCTATTGGCGATTGGTAATCGGTCGTGATGAAGACCCTGTAGAGCTGGAAGGAAAGAAGTATCATTATATCGACCTCTCCGATACCGATTGCGCTACAGCTAGCGACGTACCTGCTAAAGGTGATGTGCTCAACCAGTGCGGTAACAGAACCGATGTAGAACGTCAGAACTGCCTTATCTTCTCGGCGGTAGATACCTATTCGCCTAGTGTTACTCTCTATCACGGAGTGAATGGTTATACTTTCAATAACAAGGAATATGTTGACTATGGTGTGAACCATTCTACAGGCAAGGCTTTCTTCCACGTCTACGGAGATATGTACTTCGGAGACAGACCTACTAGTGCCAATAATTACGAGGGTGATTCCTACGTCAAGTATGATAGCGACAAGAAGAAAGTAACCATCAAGGGAGACTTGGATATTAAGTCCACCTACGATGGAAAGACCTTGGATAAGTACATCACCGAGAAGAGCTTGGATAAGAATGCCGTTGAGACCATTATCAAGAAATCGGAGACGATTACCGACCTTCAAAACCAGATAGACGGAGCTATTGAGACTTGGTTCTATGACGGCGTTCCTACACTCAAGACCGAACCTGCTAGCGGATGGGACACGGACATGATGAAAAACCATCTCGGGGATTTGTATTATGACAACAAGACGGGCAAGGCATACCGCTTTGCCAAGGATGGCTCTACCTATAAGTGGATTATCATCACAGACACGGAACTGACCAAGGCAATCGAAGATTCAAGCCAAGCACTCAAAGATGCAAAATCAAAGAGACGTATCTTCGGCTCTCAGCCAGTTCCACCATACGACGTGAATGATATGTGGGTCAATGCCACTTATCCTTCTGACGGCAGTACCTACAAGAATGAAATATTGAAGTGTTCCACCTCCAAGGCAGAAGGTGAAGAGTTTGATATTGCCGATTGGAAATTGGCTAGCAAGTATACCGATGACACGAAGGCAGAGGAAGCAAAGAAAGCTGCTGAGAAGGCGCAAGCAGAGATTAAGAACACGCAAACTAATTTGATTACCCTCGGAACGACCGTATCTAACAATAAGAAGGCTTTCGATGTTTTTACCTCTGATGGCTATTTGGATAGCTCGGAGATTGCGGCTATTGCCCAGGATAGCAAGCGTTTGGAGGACGATTATAATGCAGCCGTTGAGTCGTATAATAATGTTGTTGGCTCTAAGTTCTTGTTGGATAAGGATGGTAAAGAAACGACCTATAAAACGGATTTGGTTTCAGCTAAGGCTACACTCGATAGCGCAAAAAATGAACTCATTACCTATCTTTCTGACATCGTAAGCAGATACAACGCTTCTGATTCAAATGGAAAGGCTACCATCAAGGCGGCTGCGGCTCAGAAGTATACCAACTTCACGAATGCTTATAAGGCTTTCTACGACAAGCTGGGTGTGGCGAACAACTATATCACGTCTAATCTGTTTGATGGTCTCAATACTAAGCTCATCACCAATATGGCAGGTCTTGAATACATCAAGGCTGCTCTTGTTGATGGAGACACAGTAGTCAAGGGTGGTCTTATCCTCTCTACATTGATAGCCTTACGTAACGATAAGGGAAATGTTACCGCAGGTATCAATGGAGCGGACACGAAGGAGAATGGCATCGCCCTTTGGTTAGGTGGAAAGGCTATCGACAAGCAAGCCTCCACGACAACAGAGGAAGAGAAGAAAATTGCTGCCAAGTCCCTCCTACGCTTTGACGGAACTGGCTATTTCGCAAATGGAAACCTTTGGTGGGACGCAGACGGTATTTTGCACGCAGACCCGACATCTTTCATTATCAACAAGAATAATGTTGGTGTACAGCTCGCTCTCTTTGCTCCTGTATGGAAGAGCGGAACGACCGACACAACAAAGCTGGCAAACGTCTTGTCTATCGACCCACAGAAGCCTTTCACTCATCTTGACGTATCGGGAAATATAACAACGGAGGGCTCGCTTAGGATAGGCGGCATCTACCTCTCTTGGGATAGTGAGAACAATGCTCTCAGACTCTCAAAGGACGCAGCAGGAAAGGAAGCCGCAAACTTCTATGCTCTTGGTGGTATTACCGCATACGGAAAAGGTGCAGGTACTTCTGGTGGTGGCGGCTTGATTGCAAGCGTAATCAGCTATGCGAGAATCATAGAGGGAAACTATACGGATGCGGACTTGACTAGTATTCCGAATGCCTATGCTATAAAGGCTCTCAGCAGCCGAATTGACAATATAGCATCAGAGCTTGGCGGTCTGAGCCTTTCTTGGAATAACATCACGGGTAAACCATCAACATTCACACCTAGTGCGCATACCCATAAGTGGACAGAAATCACTGACCGCATCACGAAGGTAAGCCAGCTTACCAATGATAAAGGGTATCTGACTGCTCATCAGTCTCTCGCAAGCTATTATACCAAAGCGGAGATTGATGCAAAGGGCTATACCACGAACAAGGGTACTGTTACATCTGTTGGTCTTACTTTACCTACAGGTTTGACTTGTGCAACTAAGACTATCACAACAAGCGGTACGTTTGCCATCAGTCTTGCTTCGGGTTACTCTATTCCTACTACTGCAAAGCAGACTGCTTGGGATGGTGCGGTATCAGCAAAGCATACTCATAGCAATAAGTCTGTACTGGACGGCATTACATCAACGAAGGTAACTTGTTGGGATAGTGCCTATGACTGGTACGCCCTTATAACTACTGACGAGGAGACTGCGGACGGCGTTATCAATAAGTGGAACGAGGTGGTGAGCTTCCTCGCCAATATTGCGCAGACAGACACTTTAAGTGGTATCGTTGATGGAATCAATAAGTCTATATCTGACGAGGTAACAAGAGCGAAAAAGGCAGAAGGGGTGAACGCTTCGGGCATATCCACCAACAAGACGAGTATCACCACCTTGCAGGGCTACTTTACAAGCGGTTCTGCGAAAAAGGCTCTCCAGCTCACGAATACTCGCAAGCTTTGGGGTAACTCGTTTAACGGTACTGCCGATATTAACGGAAGTATCATCGTGCCTGACGGAAAGTACATCTCCATCGGCAACATAAAGATGGAGTATGATGCAACCAATAAGGCGTTGAAGATTACGAACACTACGACTAACGAGGTGGCAAACCTCTATACTAGTGGTGGTGTTTCTGCCTATGGTGTTGGGACATCATCATCCAGTGGTGGCGGCTTGAACGGCAGTGTGAAGAGTTATTCAAATGCCTTGAAGCTTACATCAGAATCGCTGAGTGAGATTGCCTCTGCCTACTCCATCAAGGCTCTTGATTCTCGTATCTCCAGCCTAGAAGGAGGCTCGGCTATGGACGTTAGTGTTAGCGGTAGTGGAAACGCAGTGACAGCCATCAGTAAGAGCGGAACGACTATCATCGTGACAAAGGGAACTACGTTCTTGACTTCTCATCAGAGCCTTGCGAGCTACCTTACTAAGACTGACGCTGCCAGCTTGTATCAGCCAAAGGGAAACTATCTTACCGCACACCAATCGCTCGATGGTTACGTTAATGCAATATCTGTAAGTGGAAGTGGGAATGCTATCACGTCTGTATCTAAAAGCGGAAAGGGTATTACATTTACTAAAGGTGCTACATTTTTAACTTCTCACCAAAGTCTTGCTAACTATTATACCAAAAGTAGTGTAGATTCACTTCTTAGTGGTAAGTCGGCAACTAGTCATACACATAGTGTTAAGATTAACGGTGTTACTAAAACTATTGCAGCTACTGGTGGAACTGCTGTAGATTTAGGAACTTATCTTACTAGTCATCAATCTCTTAATGGGTATGCTACGCAATCTTGGGTTAAAAGTCAAGGTTATCTTACTAGTCATCAAGATGTTAGTGTTCTTACTATGGCTAATGATAGATATTATACTGCTGGTCAATGGGGTATAAATATGAGAAATTCCGATATTATTGGAGTTAATAGCATTTATACTAATGATGTATCTGAGACCCCTGGTGAAGCTATTCTATTTTGTAGAAGTAACGGTAACTATGATGGTATTCGTGCAGTAAATGGAGTGTTATATTTTAGCGACAATGTAGTTAGAACTACTGAAAATTATAATGCTGAATATAAAGTTTATCATACAGGTAATCTTACTAAACTTAGTCAACTTACTAATGATAAAAACTTTGTTACTGGTTCTGTAAGTGGTCAAACTATTACTATCAATGGTGTTTCTACTACTTGGCAAAATACTTGGAGAGGAATTACTGATAGTTATAGTGGAACTTCTACTGGTACAAGTCTTAGTCAAAAAGGTGCAAATAGTTTATATAATGCTTTGCATAATGGCTATGCTAGTAGTGCAGGAAATGCAGACACAGTAGATGGTTATCATGTTAATGGCCGTAATGTTGCACCCTATGGACATATACCTAGTATAGAAAACGATGGAGTAATGGAAGTAGGTAAATATATTGACTTTCATAATGATAATAGCGGTAAACATGATTTTTCTACTAGATTACAAACTACTGGTAATTATGGAAATTCAGTTTATTTGCCATCGCATAATGGTACATTAGCGTTAATTTCTGATAATGTAGCTTCTGCAACCAAACTTGCAACAGCAAGAAGTATTTGGGGTCAAAGTTTTGATGGTACTGGTAATGTTAATGGAACAATATACATAAATAATAGTGACTCTAGTAATGGAGCTATACGATTAAATAGTGATATAAGTTCTAATGCTCGTATATCAGCTATAAACGACCAAGTAATATTTAATACTGGTAATGCTATTCGTTTTGGTGAAACTGCTTGGGATTGGAATCAATGGGCTGGTCTTAAATATAATCATTCTGATAAAACTATTTATCTTGGTATAGCTAATGGTTCTATATTTAATGCTAATAGTCCACAAAGTGATGGTACACTTAGACTTGCAGGTATTAAAACTGTAACTCCTGATAGTGGAGCTAGAATTGGAGGTAGTGGTGGTGATTTATATTTAGGTAATGCTAATAATAGTAATTGGGTGAAAGTTCAAGATATATGTAGTCATAATGGTTCTAATTATTGGTATATATATCAAACCGGTAATGCTCATTTTA